TGTTTCTTATGCTGCCGTTGCAAACTCAGTCGCAGGTGCGAATGTCACAGGAACTGTTTCATCTGCCAGTGTTGCCAGCACGGTATCTACAGGTGCACAACCGAACATCACATCTGTTGGAACACTTACAAATTTATCAGTAAACGGAAACATTTCTGCAGGCAATTTATTTGCTACGTTAGTATATGGTACAGTAGCAATAGCAGCACAGCCAAATATTACATCGCTAGGAACACTATCTGGATTGGTGTCTTCCAATACGGTTGACACAACTACGCCAAATAGTGGAGGAACAACAGGTGGATTAAGATTACGCGCAAATGCAACATCAGGCAATGCATATTTCCAAATAACTGATAGCACTGCCACCACTCAGTGGGGTTATTGGCTATCAAATTCTTCAGCAACTGCAAACTTGATATGGAGCGGAAATCTATCAACTGCTGGTACATTTTACGGTAACGGCGCAGGATTAGCAAATATCACTGGCGCAAATGTCACAGGAACTGTTTCATCTGCAACAAATGCCGTATATGCAGGGACGGCAGGCGTAGTAAATACGATAACCGGACCACAAGTAACAACCGCTTTGGGCTTCACTCCATATAATGCCACTAATCCAAACAATTTCGTGTCCTTAAGTGCATGGACTGAAAACTTCAATGCACAAGGTAATTCTGGTTTATTTTATGGTGGTACCAAAGGTGGCTGGACAAAACTTCCAAACGGTCTCATAATGCAATGGGGAAATGATGAAACTTATCATTCCGGAGAAGGCGGAGTCACGGTAACATATCCAATAGCATTTCCTAATATGGTATTATCTGTGGTAGCCGTTGATAGAGGAAATGCGGATGCTGGCAATGATATGTGGGTTCAGGTACCATACATCGGGAACACTTATTGTACTATATTCTATCAGGCATCATCTGGTGGTAATAACGGTTATGGTTATAGGTGGGTAGCATTCGGATATTAATATGACATATTATTATAGTCCTTCCGAGAAGGGATTCTATACAGACGAACTAGTGTATCCAAAATTTCCAGACGATGCAGTTAAGTTATCAAATGATCAATATGATAGATTGCTTAGTGAAATTAATAATGGCAATAAGGAAATTAAACTAGTTAACGATGAGTTGATCGTTGTTGATAGAATAATTACTAAAACATGGGAATCCGTGCGAAAAAAAAGAAATGAATTATTGAAAAATAGTGATTTTACTCAAATGCCGGATTATCCGGGAGACACGTTAGCATATGCCATATATAGACAGAAACTGCGTGACATTCCACAAACATATGACAATCCCGATAATGTTATATGGCCAGATGTTCCAAACAAAAAACTCTAAATAATGAATAAAAACAAGATAAATAGAACATCGGAGTGAATTAAAGATGGCATATACAATTTTAAACAGTAACGGAACTGTCCTTACCACCATCCAAGATGGAACAATTAATACTACCAGCACCTCTCTCGGTTTACCGGGAAGAAATTATTCAGGTTATGGTCAAGCAATTGATACTAACTTTGTTCAAATGTTGGAAAATTTTGCCGCAAACACTCCACCGCCAAATCCCATCCAAGGACAGCTTTGGTTTAATACCAACAATAACACAATGTATGTTTGTCCAGTTACGGGAGTAACTAGTGCATCCAGTTGGCTATCACTAACATCAACGTCTTCTGGTAGCACGACTTTTGGAAACATTACCGTAACCGGAAATGTTAATACTTCAAATTTATCAACATCCGGAACTGCCACAACTGGAACTTTAAATAGTGGATATCTCACTGTATCTACTAGCGCAAACTTAGCAAATGTCAAATTAGCAAATGCAAATGTTACGGGGACTCTGACTTCAGCCAATATTACTACAGGAAGCGCAACTACATCGGGAACACTGACTGGCGTATGGAACATTTCTGGTGGTGCCGGTGGGGCAGGAGCAACTGCATTAAATTTTGTGTCAGGAGGAATTCAATTACCTTCTGGAGGCACGTATGGTATCAAGTGCGATAACTATATGTATGCAAATGGTGTGGCAATTCCTCTTGCTGGAACAGTGACTGGATTATCAAGCCGCACAACCGTAGCAACCACTACCGCTTCGCTTGCATATCAAGCAAGCGCCACTGCAACAGTAACAGCAGCCAAAGGATATGCGTTATACAGCATCACTGCATCGGTTGGCGCATGGGTCGTAGTATACACCAGTGCAGCCGCACAAAGTGCTGATAGCAGCAGAGCAATCGGAACTCCACCAACGGCGGGAAGTGGTGTAATTGGTCAGTCCATTACGACTGGAACCAATGTTACTACATTCTTTACTCCCGCAGCATTCGGGTTCAATGCAGAAAGCCCTGTGACTACAAATATGTATCTCAAAATTTACAATAACAGCGGCAGCACAAATCCTGTTACGGTAACATTGACATACGTCACTCTAGAGGTATAATTTCAAAATAACACTTGACTGTGTTGCATAAAAGGTATACGGTGAGAAAAATATCACTGTAGCCTATATGGAATCTGTCATAATGTCCGCTAAACACAAAATTGATCTTAATCCTGCTGATAAGTGGGCAATCCCATTCATTGAAAAGTGGTGTCTTAATAATTTATATGTAATTGATGATGATAATCATAAGCAAGCATTTTATAATTTTCAAACATTCATACTGGAAGATCGGCAGCGTTCGCGCGAGATGCATCCGAATATAAAACTCATTAACATTATTGATGACTTGCGCAATCGCCTAAAGGAAGCTGGCGCATCTTATGTGAATGGAGAATACCATTTTTCACGTGAATCAGATTTAACGTTTTTCTTGTTGAGGTGGTCATGACTGGTGTTAAATTTGAAATTACAAAGATTAGATTAAACTCTAAAGTTGTAAAACTGAAAACAAAATGGACAATGCCTCCAGTGAAAAAAGTTAAACCAGAATTTCGCTATGATCCGGGACATCCAGAAGGATGGACTGATGATCTTGGTATTATAGCTGACAAGAATCAGTGGATAGAAGGACGAGATGGCGGTTGGTATTCTGAACTTGATCCTGAGGATTATCATGAAATATGGAAATGGTGCGAACAAAATTTTGAACATGGTTCTTGGTATATCGGCATTTATTATATCTATATCAGGAATGAGAACGATGTCGCTTGGTTTTTATTGAGGTGGTCATGAATCTTAGCGAACTCAAGGCACGGTGGAAAGGATGGCGCGAAAAACGCTTTCTTGAAAATTATGATTGCAAAACTTGGCGCGAATACGAACTTAAATATGATCCCGATTACAATGCCCAGCACTATCTGGTGAGTCAGGTTTATCATGGGTATTCTTCTGTTTGGGCGGTGCCATCCAGTTACTATAAGTCGTCACCAAGACGCTCTTTATTGCGGCCCAGCGCATCTAACAACTTTCAATTTGATGAAATAGATGATATGGTAGAATGGTGTGAGCAGCACTGTCAAGGTAAGTGGCGTAATGAATGGCATCGCGTTAGACAAGACCATAACGGAGATTACTTTGTAAACATCGCTGCCGGGGCAGATATTATGTTCTTTGCCTTTAAGGAAGAAAGTGACTATACGTGGTTCACGTTGCGATGGTCATGACATACCAAGTAACTTTCCTAATAGGTGAAGAACCAGACTGGTATAAAAAAGCATACCTTAAAGGGTGGACAGAACGAGAAAACACCAGTATCAACACCTGGGGACAGGTGTGGAATGATTACTATACGTGCAAACTAAGTCTATCCGGTAAAGGTATCACTGTTACGTTTGACTCTGAACAAGAGTTTACTGCATTTCTGTTGAGGGTGTTATGAATATTCCAGCCAGTATTACTGATGATCTAATGTTAGTGTTTAAAGGTAGAGCGATGAACCCGGACCTACAGCATGAAATGAGAAGATATCTCTTGTCATATCTTGCTGATGAGATACATGATGTTACGGTTTCGCTTGATTATGATAGACATAGTTTCAACGTTGATTTTGAGTTTGAAAGCGACCAACAGGAAATGTGGTTTAACTTGAAATATTTATGAGCGGTAGATACTATATTGGCAGCGGCTCATATCCTTGGCATGCGCCCGCTGTATTTACTCGCGGACTCATAAGAAATCCTCAACATACCTTACGGAAAACAAAAATGTCAAACACGGATAAAACACTACAGACATCAACATATTTCACCATGATCAAAAGTGTTCACCGCCATCATAATGGCAAAGGCGCTCGCTTTCAAAACCATAAAATCACCAGCTATAAAATTACTACCAACTATAATCTTGGTCATACGAATGAGGCGATAGAGTGGGAAAATGAAGTAACGATGCTGATAAATGCAGATTGTTATCGCGAAAATTTTTGTGGACGCACAACTTGGAAATTTTATAACGAACGCGATGCTTACCGGGCTTGGGTTTGTTTGACGCTGAAATATTCATGAATTCGCGAGGTGACATTATATTAATTCAAGATTGGATGCCGATGAGGCCAAGGTGGTTTCGCAGTTCAATCAGTGGGAAGCTCATATATCCCTTTAAGGTCGCATATTGTCGTATGGTAGGGAAATTTCTTTACCAACAGTATGAGGTTGACTTTGAATGGGGTGATATTTTTGATGTGATTAGAGAAAGTTAAAAAAAATATATGGTTCATGTTCTGAAATAAGTAACTATAAGTTTCGGAGAAATAACATGACATTAAAATACACACATTATGATGTGGAGGAAATTCCAGCACTTGAGGTTGAATTGACTGCACTCATTACCAGATTGGAACAACAGAGAACGCTGGTCGCTGATTTACCGGCAGATAACAAGACCAAGGCCATAACTGAGACCTCCATTTTGCTTGAACTTGAGCGTAAAGTAGAGAAACTAAAAGAAAAGCTCCAACTGACTAAAAATGTTGCCTTCAATCGCAATCTTTTTCAAAAGTTTGATTCTATTACGGACAAGAACAATTGTCTTCGTGTTCGTTTCTATGACTGGTTAGCATCTAAACTGGAACATCTGGCTGCTCGCATTCGGAACCATGCTACCAATATCAGCAAGCCGTGTGTAGTTAAGATTCCAAAACAAAAAAAGGACTGGAAAGTCCTGCGAAAAAAAGAAATTAGTATTATGTTAACAAAGCAGGCAAAAGATAAAGAAGTGATCAATACTCATCTAAACATGTTGGGGCGAGAAAAATAACATGACCTTTAATATGCATGAACAGATGGATACTGCTGTAAATTCCATCATCACAAAATATCTATTTGAAGAAATTTCACAAGAAACCTGCGATGCGATCATGAATGATATTCTTAGAGTGTTTGGACCGACAGCAGCAGCACGGGTTACACTTGATACAGATGACAACAGTATTGAAGTAAAAATGAGAGACATTCTTACCAACATTAGAACTTATAAGGTAAGCGCGCCAAAAAGTATTAAGGAAGATATCAGTGAAGTTTGAAATTGATAAGGAAGTAATACAAGATATGATCGCCCTTCATGGAGAGGACCATGTAATCTATGAACTTACTTCTGCCTTTCGCGCCGCCCTTGAATCAGAAATTGAAAAATTTGAACAGGAATTAAAAAATGGCAATTAAAAAAGTAGCAATGATTGGAGTTGGAAAACTCGGACAAGACTGCGCAGAAGTAATGGCAGATTATTATGATGTTGTCGGTTATGATGTAGAATTAAGAACTCCAACGTTTCCAATGTGTAATACTATTCAGGAAGCAGTATCAGGAAGAGATATTATCTTCATTGCGGCACCGACACCACATAACCCCATATATGGCGGTGAAACTCCAACAAGTCACCTCCCTAATAAAGATTTTGATTATACCATTGTGACGGATATTCTCAAAGAAGTTAATAAATGGGTTAATAAGAATCAGTTAGTAGTATTAATTAGCACTGTCCTTCCTGGAACAGTGCGCAATCAATTGCGCCCTTGCATTACCAATGCGCGCTTCATTTATAACCCATATCTTATCGCAATGGGAACTATTAAATGGGACATGGCTAATCCAGAAATGGTCATCATTGGCACCGAAGATGGTTCTATTACAGGTGATGCTGCCGAACTGATTCATTTTTATGAGGCATTCATGCAAAATGACCCACGATATGAAGTAGGAACATGGGATGAGGCAGAATCAATTAAGATTTTTTACAATACTTTTATTTCGGCAAAAGTTGGAATTGTCAATATGATTCAGGATGTTGCCGAGAAAAATGGTAACATCAACGTTGATGTGGTCACAGGTGCTCTCGCACGTTCCAATTATCGTATCACTGGACCGGCTTATATGACTGCAGGAATGGGCGATGGCGGCGCGTGTGTTCTCCCATCATTTACGGTAACAGTAAATGACGAGATGATAACTATGGAAGAATTATATGATAAATTTAATTCAACCGATAAGTTTATGGTTGTATCTACCACCGCAGACTGCAGTAGGACAGATCAAAAAACAATCAAGGCGGTAACCAAAACACCATTCAGTGGGGAGATGATCAAATTTAACACTTTCATTGGTGATTTGATTGTCACTGACAATCATCTACTTCCTATTGAACGAGATGGAGTGCATATGTTGACTAGGGCTGACGAAGTGCTGCACACCGATAAGTTGTTTGTCATTGATAAGTTTACATGAATATTAAATAATAAATATATTGATGAAAACAATAGCATACATTTATAAGTGGACATATAAACCTACCGGCATGTGGTATATTGGTTCCCGCACACGCGAGGGTTGTCATCCACAAGATGGATATCTATGTTCAAGTGATATAGTTGAGCCAATGATTATTGCCAATCCGGACCAATGGTCTCGCGAAATATTAGAGACAGGCGATCAATTATACATAAGACAACGTGAAAATATTATACTAAAAGAATTGGATGCTGTTAACAGCCCAATGAGTTTTAATAGAAGTTATGCTGATGGAAGATATACTGTTCTGGGCACCAAATGGATGTCAAAAGGCGATATTGAAGTGTGTGTTAAATTATCATTGATTAATATTATGGAAGATCAAGGATGGTCAATTGGGAGATCACCAAATAGTAAAAGAGTGTCATTGAATAATATTCGGAATGAGACCGGAGAAAAAAATAATGCTTATGGTAAAACTTGGATAACCAATGGAGTAAGCCAAGTGTTAGCAGATGAAAAACGTAAGAATGAATTGATGCGCCAAGGTTGGTGGGAAGGTATATGTGAACATACCGCTGAACTGCTTTCCATGGGATCAAAAGAATACTATGCCAATAGAACAGAAGAAGAAAGCATAAAACATCGTAATAATTTATCAGCCGCTACACAGAATTATCATGATAGATTGACAGAAGAAGAAAAAGAAATTCGAGGTAGACTGATATCAGAAGCAGTTAAATTGTGGAATGTCAACCGGACAGTAGAAGAACGTGAAAAACAAAATCAAATACTAAATGGGAAAACAGAATTATGTTATCATTGTGGAATTGTTACCAATAAAGGCAACTATAAACGATGGCATGGAGACAAATGTAAAACATTAAAGGAAAAATTATGAAGACGACAATTAACGAAATCACTAAAGTAAAATATGATGGTTTTGTATATAACATGGAAGTGAAGCCAAATCATGAAACTGATGATGATCAATATTATGTTAATTCAGCCACTGGGTTGGTAGTTCATAATTGTCATCCAAGGGATAACATTGCATTACGTTACATGGCTGATAATCTCGGTCTTGGTTATGATTTGTTTGATGCTATCATGCGAGCAAGAGAAGTTCAGGCGGAAAACATGGCTAAGCGTTGCTTAGAATATGGAAAGAATGTAACCATTGTTGGAAAGGCATATAAGCCTAATGTTCCTTATACTAATGGTTCCTCTTCAATGCTTGTCGGACACTATGTTGAAGAACTGGGTGGAACAGTAAATTATTATGATATTCATACCGGCGATCTTGATCTAAAGAGAGAATCCACAGATGTGTATCTGATTGGTTACTGGGAACAGTATGTGAAAGAATTGCAGTTTCCGGTTAATTCCACTGTAATTGATCCTTGGAGAAGAATTACTGCCCATCAACATGCAGGAAAAATCGTCCATTACGGAAATACTCGCACCCAGTAAGATTTATGTTTTCTCCTTGACTTTTTACAAAAATGCATATATAGTATAGTTAAGGAGAAAATATATGAAAAAGCTTATTTCAGCATTACTCGGAATCGCATTGGCTACTGCACCCGTAGCCTCAGAAGCACGTGAACATTGGCATGGTGTTCATGGTGGACATGGCGGAGATTTTATTGCTCCACTGATTATCGGTGGGGTTATTGGCGTGATTATTTCTAATTCGGATCATCAACAGCCAATAAATGTTTATCCACAAGTGCCTACGTATTCCCCGCCGCCAGTTTATCCGGTATATCATACAGTCACGACTTATACCTACTATGATCGTTTTCGCGGCACTTGCCAGATTAACGACACCTTTGACCAGTATAATACGTTCGTCACACGCCAGACAGTTTGCTATGGACACTAATTATGAGAGTGAAAACCCTAATTCAGAAATTGTATGAAGCAATCATCAATAAAGATGTAGAAAAACAAAAAGAACTTTACACAAAGATCACGAAGAAAAGTCTCAAGCATAAAAAGACTCATGCGGTTCAGTAATAGAAAATCATTGACATTAATGCATCTTTCGGATATATTTTGGTCAAAGCACTATAAGGATATGATTAATTCGTGAGTAAATTTGTATTGCATAACGGCAACTGTGTTGACGTATTAAAAACTATGGAAGACAACTCTGTAGATTCTGTAGTAACTGATCCCCCGTATGAACTTGGCTTCATGGGTAAATCATGGGACAGTTCTGGCATCGCATATAGTGTTGAAATGTGGTCAGAAGTGATGCGAGTATTGAAACCAGGTGGTCATCTACTTGCATTCTCTGGCACTCGCACATATCATAGAATGGTAGTAGCGATTGAAGACGCTGGATTTGATATTCGCGATCAAATCGGATGGGTTTATGGCTCTGGCTTTCCTAAGTCTATGAACATCGGTAAGGCTATTGATAAAGAAGGCATTGCCCCTTCGGAATCTATTGAGAAGTTTAGAATAGCATTGATAGCGGCAAGAGAAAAGAAGGGTTTATCAAGACAAGATATTAGCGAACTAATAGTAGGAACCCCATCTGGTGCATGTTGGAACTGGGAAAGCGGTCTCAGAATACCGTCAGGAGATAACTGGGAAAAACTTGTTGATGTTCTTGAACTTCCCTCAGAACTGCGACCTCTGCGAGATGCAGCGGAACGTGAAATCGTGGGTAAAAAGAAAGTAGGCATTAAAAATGGAGCAGCAAGCGGCTCACATTCATATGGAATGACACGGACTGAAGTAAACATTACTGCACCAGCAACAGAAGAAGCAAAACAATGGGATGGCTGGGGCACGGCACTGAAGCCAGCATGGGAGCCTATTTGCGTTGCTAGGAAGCCACTATCTGAAAAGACTGTAGCGAAGAACGTTCTAAAGCATGGAACTGGTGGCATCAATATTAATGATTGTCGTGTTGGTAATGAGACTCGCACATATGATTTAAAAGGTGGAGAAAATTTAAATAATCTCGCCCGTGAAGGGGGCAACGATAATCCAAACGCTAAGGGGTGTGGAGCATATGGTATTGGAGCTAAGCAAATAAGTATTGGAACTGCAACAGTATCGGGAAGATTCCCCGCTAATATCATTCATGATGGTAGTGATGAAGTTGTCGCATTGTTTCCTGAAAGTAAGGGTCAACAAGGTGATGTAAAAGGAACAGAGCCATCACATACAGGAAATGATAATACTAATTGCTATGGTGAATATCAAAGAGTTCCATCAGC